TTATGTTCATGTGGAATTTCAGAGTGATCAGTATCTAATATGTTACTTTCAGGGTGAGCCCAATCAATAGTAAATAAATATTTTCCATGATGCCACTTTTTATCTTTACCAATATACTTTCCTGAAGCTGCATTTAAAATAGACCAGCTAGTAACAGTAGGATAATAACTAAAAGAATTCCAAAGCTCAAGTTCATCAAGTCGTCTGATTGGTACTTCTTCTGCTTTAAAGCCGCGTTGAATAAATGCACTAATAGGCAAGCGATAAAATATTGCACCGTTCTCCATAAGAGCATGCCATAGTATTGCACGCCCACCCAGGCTGGATATACCAAAGATAATACAGTCTTCAACTTCGCCGTGATGTTTTTTACAGTCATATAAATATTCCCTTTTTATTTGTGCATATGTTGCTGGTATGTTTGCATTAAGATATGACAATTAACACTTCCATCTTCTTCTAGCTTGTCTTATTCTAGAGTTAGGATCATTTCTTGTTTCAGCAGAACTTTTTTTTAGTTGACCTGATGATCTTGCACAATAACTTTTTCTACGTTTAGCTGCTTTACTTCCAGGCTTTACTTTACCAGTAACTGCTGTAGATAATTTAGAACCTGGGTTAGCTCGTCTATAAGCAGCAACACCTTTCTGTGTCATGCCTGCTCCTGATTTAGTTGATCTAAAGTTTCCAGATTTTACTGAAGTCTTTATAGCTCTTTCTTTTCTAGCCATTAGAAACTACCCATTGCATCTGAACCACCGGGTCCCATTGATCCTGGAGAAGCTCCACCACGTCCCGCTGATCCTGTTCCACTATTACCACTATTATCATATCTATCACTATGAATATTAAAACCAGTTTGGCCTGCTGTAGGAATACCATAAGTTGCCATGTCAATTGTATTACTACTACCTTGAGTATCTTGATTAGTTATATTTGTAATTCTTTCATTTTCTTTTTTCTGTTTAGCATTAAGAGCACCACCAGCCATAAATGGAATTGCAAAAGGAACTAATGCTCCTAAAGCACCATAAGCTCCTACACCTTGAACAACACTTCCAGCTCTTAAAGTATTTGAAACACCTTTAGGTATTCCTAAATTTTCTTGTATATAATTATCATAAGTATTTATATTATCTTTCATCATAGTTCCAAAATCTTGTACTTTATTTCCTACCTTATCAAAGTCCCATTGAAAATTAGATTTAACATCTTTAGAAAAATCTTTTGTTATATTATTATTACCTTGATTAGGTATAGAACACATACCATTAACAGACATTCTTCCATCAGCACATACATATTCTTGCATACTATTTACCTCCGCCTTTATATCTGCTTTGTTTTTGTTGTCTTTTCTCAGATTTGTTTTTAGATTTCTTATGAACGCCTGGTCTTTTTTTAGGATTATCTCTTTTAGTATAAAAGCCGAAGTTTTGCTTGGCCATTAATCTTTAGGCTTTAATTCAATAACTTCAGCAGGTTTTTGTTTACTTCCTAATAGCTTTTCAACACTAAATTTATCTTTAGCTTTTGATGAAACATTATCATTACCAATTTGTCTAATTGGATTTAAATTTTTTTTATTAGGACTTGGTATATCAGCTACTTTAATGTTACCATCATCGTCAAAAGTTTTTTCAACTTTAGTTGCTTTATATTCGTTATCTTCGTTTCTTGACATAATTAATCTTTTAGTTTTTTAATTGCAGCTTGATTATCTTTTGCATAAGAATTAGTACCTGATTCTTTTTCAGCTGGTTCTTTATTTTTCATTAATCTAGCTGCGGCCATCATTCCTACTGCTCCTGCTATTCCTATAGAACCAATTTCTATAACAGGAAGAGCTTTATTACTTTTTTTATAAAATTCTTCACTAGCACCTATTTCTTTTAAATATTTTGAATCATCATATTTAGATTTCTTTGGCATAATTAATTTTTAGTTGTCTTTTTTAGTGTTTCTATATCTTTATCAGATACAGGAGCAAGTTTAACACCTTTTAAACTTTTAATTATAGCTTGATTACTTTTAGCATAAGAATTAGAACCAGATTCAGATTTATCACCTTTAATTATATCTACATCTTTATCAGACGCTGGTGTTAATTTTACATTACTTTTTTTAGTTTTATCTTGAACTGCTCTAATTTCTTTTAAGTTTTGTCTATCTTCATCGTCAGCTGCTTTACGAGCTTCCATTGTAGTTTTATAAACTTTTACCATAGTTAACCTCTTTTAATTTTAGAAATAAAAGCTTTGTTATCTGCATTAAAATCAGAGTTGCCTTTTACTTTGTCTTGAATAGTTTTAGCAGCAGATGGATCTTGTTTTGGTGGATGTGCTTCAGGTCCGAAACCAGCGGCAGCTCCACTTGAATTATACTGAACAGGTGTTCTAGTAGTCATTTGTGTTTTAGTCATTAATATATACTCCCAGTTATATTTAGTTTTCCAATGAAATTTTCCATTTCATTTTCTTTTCTTGTTTGTTGTAATACTACTTCATCATCAGGATTCTGCATAGCTTTTTTAATCATTGCTGCAGGCTCGATAGCTGCAGGATTTTTTTCATAAAATCTTGCATTAGATTTTTTAACATCTTCTACTGAATAGTTTTTAGTATTATGATTACTAATACTCTGTCTTGTAAATGCGTTACTCATTTTTTAAATCCTCCGTTGTGCTTAATTTTTTATTTAATATACTCTGAAAACATGACTGTGTAAAGGTAGGAAGTAACATTTCGCTAATAGGCGATTTATTATGGCTACAAGACCACGAAATACAAGGAACTCCTTTAGCATCCCAGGCTATTAGAGCATATCCTTTTAGATCCATTTTTTCTATAATCTGGAGACATGCATCATTTAGACCTAAAACAACTTCATCATCTTGTCTTTGTTCTACTTCTAAAGTAGTAGGTGGCTTATCTTTAAAAGGTCTATACCTATTAAGAGTAATAATGTTTGTCTTTTTTATTATATTTTTTTTGTTCATAATCTTCATCGTCAGGATCATCAGGGTGTGTTACTAAAAAGCCATCACGAATACGCATCAAAGCTTGAACACAGGTATCGTGTATGTCATCATGCTTTCCATAAGGGAAAGATCCCGATTCATCTAATACACTTTTAGTCCAATCCTCGTCCATTGTAAAGACTAACCCGCCTTCGAACATGGGAGCTATCGAGTGAGTTCTCGAAACTTTATCTCTATCTGGATTAAAGGTAACTACAGGAACTCCTGATCTTCTCATATCTTGTATAAGAGATTGACCAGAGGCACGTTGCTCTATAAGGACTTGATCGGGTTTCCATTCTTCGTAGCTTTCTTGTGCTCTCTTTCTTAAATCAGGATATTCTAATCTTTCTTTCCATGCGTCTAATAATATAGCAGCAGCATAAGGTTGATTACTTTCATCACGAGCATTAAAAACTCCCCAAGTAGTGCACGCTGAAAAGTCAGCAGAACTTTTTGTAGAGAACGCAGTATCATAAGATTGAAGCACATAAGATAGCGAAGGAATTTTTTCACTTTCATAAATATTCCACCACTCTCTTTTGATAATGGATCCTTCATCATTGCTAGGTTGTTGTTGATAAAGAGCTTGCCATACACGTTGACCTACTGTATCTTTAATTTTTTCTAAATCTTTTTTTGAATAAGCCTCTGGCCATAAAGCATTACCTTTATCATCTATCGCTGGTAAATCTAAAACTTTCCAATCTTCTTTACTCTCTGCTAATATGTGTCCTGCTAAATCATCTTGATGCCATCTTGTTTGAACTATAATAATTTTACCACCCGGTTGAAGTCGAGTGTAAGCAACTGACTTATACCATTCTACTAGATTACGTCTTTGTGTCTCGGACTCAGCGTCCTCTCTTCCCTTTATCGGATCATCGATAATAAGTAAATGAGCACCTCTACCTGTAATCGCTCCTCCTGCGCCTACCGCAGAGTACGTTCCACCTTGCATAGTATGAAATCGTTTAGCAGAACTTGAATCAGCACGTAAGCCAACTTGTGGAAATACTTGATTAAAATCAGGAGAGGCTATCTGATTACGGACCTTACGTCCAAAGTCATCAGCAAGTTCCTGAGCATAAGTAGATTGAATGACAAACTCATTAGGATTATTTCCTAAATACCATGCTGGAAAAAACTCTGAGCATAACATTGACTTTCCATGCCTTGGTGGCATAAAGACTGCTAATCTATTTATCTCGTTTTTTTCTAGAGCTTCTAAATTTTTTGCAATTAATTTTATATGAGCTGGATCCTTGTATCCAGGATATACATGCTTTGCATAATCTAATAAACTATTCCTTGCTTTAGAAGTTGATAGTATCTTAGTAAGGTGTTCTATAACTTCGCCAGCTCTTTTATCTTTAGTCTTTTTGTATAATTCTATAGCTGTCTTTAGCTTCTCTTTGATCTGAGGTTCTCGCATCTTGTTTTCCCGCTCCTATCGAGCCACTTTTTTGATACTCTAAAAATTTTTCTTCTAATTTAATAAATGGTTTAATTTCTTTTTTTGTAATTTTTTTCCAATGTAAAGATGGTTGTCCAATTTTTTCTAAAAACCAAGATAGCTTACTTGCGTCTGCAAATCTAGAATTTATCATTTTTTGATGATGAAGATCACCTTCTTGATCAGGGTTCCCTTCTTTATAAATCCTTTCTTTAAAAGTATCATCATTATTGTTACCCGTGATGTCTGCTCTATCATGAAAAACATTTATATCAACGTCTTGCATTATATCTAACATGTAAGCAACCTCAGAGACCCATGCATCATTTTGACCATGCAAACTTAAATGATCTAAACATCTAAACCAATCGTAGGGAACTATAGGAAAGATACTATAAGGATGTCCAGTTTGTTCTTTGACTTTAAGAAGCTTGAATTGTCCATCAAATTTATTGATTTCTAAATCCCAATTTTTTGTTTGCATAATCGCATCATCATTAAAGAACATTATCCAATTGCCTTGGGCATAGGCTCCTAGAGCATTATTATACAAATGTAGATTTTCATAACCTTGTCTTGGAAATTTTATTACAGACCTAGCTGGATGTTTATCATCTTTTAAGAAATCTATTGTATCTTGATCGTCATCATCTACTCCATAAAGTAGTTGAATTTTTGAAGGATCAGAAGCATTATCTAATAATGATTCTACACATTTTTTTAATAAGGGTACCCTTTTCCTTGTAGGAAGCAAAATCGAAATAGACATACCTATATTTAAGTCGTTTTAGATACTATAGAAACAAAAAAGTTTGCCCACCATCACCCCTATTCAGGTAAGTCTCCCTACATTGAATATCACCTAGTTCTTTTTTTATAAACTTATATAAAATTTTTTTTTTTTTTTACACAAAAATTTATACACATTTAAGCCATTAATCACTATCTCTCTCTCTTTCTCTACTAAGAGTACAATTCGCTTTTTAAACTTAATATAATTAAAGTAAATTAAACTTAATACGTTTTTTAAACGCTTAGATTATTAGAGTAAGAAAAAATTTTAGAGAAAAAAAGAATAAAAAAAAAGCGTCTATTAAATTAATAATAGACGCTTAATTATTTTAGTTAAATTATAACGCTAAAATTTTAGCTTCGAAGTATTTATTTAATTCGATAATCTCGTTAGATACTTTATTAGTTTTAAAAAAGATTTTATTAGAATTAGTAATATCTAATAATTCGTTTTTTAATTCTTTAGTTAAATAACTAGCTTTATCGATTATTAAATTAGCTTTTTTAAATCTTTTATTCGCTAAAGTATCGTAATCGATATCGATTTTTCTATAATCGTTATTAAACGCTTCTAAAATAGTAGTACTAAATTTAGCGTTCTCGTAAATATCGAACGATTTAGTATTATTTCTTTTAGTATTAAATAAACGATATAATACTTTAGTATTTAAATCTTCTCTAAAAGATAAAGCTACTTTATTCTCGATTATTTTATTATTAGTTATATTTTTCATTTTATTTCTTACTTTCTATTTCTTCTAAAAACTCTTTTAATTATAAAAAGATTTTATTTTTAAAAGATAATAGAATTATCTATTATTTTTTAATAAAAGTAAAATAAATAATTAAAATAATTACTATAGATTAGATTAATTCTAATCTATTTTGTTCTCGTTTCGTTCTCTCTCTATTCTTATTATTCTCGTTATACTAGAAACTAATATAACTATAAATAAATAATAATAATAGAGTAAATAATAATTTTCTAAAATAGTATATAAGCATAATTTTTAACTTTCTTTTTAATTAATAAAATTAATTAATAATTTATTTTAAAAAAAAAAAAACGTTTTAATTCTTATTATTAAATTTTAACGTACGGAATTGTTTAGAGCTTTTTCTAACAATTTTTTTTATTATATCCTGATCCTCGTTGCTCAATCTTGCGCCCTTGATCCACACTGATCCACTAGGCTCAAGCACACTTCAACAAGCCTCTTGACACAAGCAACTAGCATCAAGCCACACTTCAACAAGGCCGGCGGCGGCGTGTTATTGTATGTTGCGGATTATATTATATTATTGTATGTTGTGTTCTTCTTCTATCTTGTCAAGGTATGTTTTCATCTCATCATCGTTCATCGCATCAAGTGTACTATGTTGTACTTCTTTCTTCTCAATCAAAAACCCTAACAACTGAGATTTTAATCTTATCGCATTGACCGCTGCAGAGTATTGTTTCTTGGCACAAGCATCTTTGTACACAACGTCAAGCTTAGCGACCTCTTGTGACACACTCTCTGATGTCAAGCGTCTAGCATCAACCCTTAATCTATCGATGAACTGGATAATCTTATCTTTCTTTAAGTTTCTGGCAGCTTGTACATGAGCAGAAGTTTCAGAGTAACCTGCGTCAACAGCACTGGTTCTTTTACCTTTTCCTTGTGCTATACCCTCACAAAACTTCCTTTCCATTGA